AGAAGGCGGTCTTGGCGCTGTTGCCCGAGCAATCTTGCCAACTACGAGAAGTGCGACCGGCGAAGAAAACATCAATTGGAAACAGACTTTGATCCCGATTCTAAGCGGATTGGGAGCGATGGCTTCGTCGCCCAGTCGCTATCTTGGATCAGCTATTCTTCAGGGTATTGGCAAGGGCGCTGAGTCTTATGCAAACCTTGAGAAGCAGCAGGCGGATATTGCTCAGACGCAAGAACTGACCAGAACCCAGCAGGGTGAAACAGCTCGCAGGTGGCTGAATGCAGCCAAAGAGGCAATGTACAAAGGGGCGGACGGTGAAGCTTATGTACTCACGGCTAAAGGTCCTGTCAGGCTCAATGTTTATAATCTTGATCCAGCAAGATATGGTGAACCTCTAGCTGGCGCGCAAGCTCGGCGGGCTATTGAACAAATTCCCGGCGCAACTCCAATCACCCCGGATGTTTTTGGCCCATATAAGCCGAAAATTGAACCTCCGGGCGCGCCTACTTCTCAGCAACCTTCAGAAGGGCAGCCCCCTGCGGGAGCGCCTTCTACTGGTGCCCCTGCTCCGGGTCAACCGATCACTCCCATTCATGTTTCGGCAGAAAACCCAAGAATTATTCCGGGCAGGCCAAATCCATATACGCTTCTTGGAAATAGTTCCAAAAACTATCTATCAAATGACACAAATGCATTTGTCTTGAACCCAAGTGCGATGGCGTCTCAAAAAACGATTTCCGATGATGTGGAAAGGAAGATTATTTCTGCAGGTGTTGCATCTACGGATGTAAACGCGCAGTTAAACCAGTTGGCAACAAAGATACTATCTCTTCCTGAATCTGGATTATCTGCTCCGGGCCCAACCAACCCAGCTGGCGTTGCAATACAAACATACGCCAATGAAGTTATGAAAATATTTAATATTCCAAAAGATTTTTGGCTAAATCCTCAAGATGTTGGGACTAATGAGGCCGCACGAAAGATATCTGGGGCGCTTCAAATGGCTCGCGGATCCCAATCCGTAGAAGCACTTAAAACCGCCCTTTCTGTTATCCCTCACGCAAGTATGACAAGGGATGGTATTGTTCAGGTTCTTGCCAGTTCAAAGGCTGATGTGCAGCGCGACATTGACCGGGCTAGGTATTTGAGAGACTATATACAGGAAGCAAGAAATAGGATGCCGACAAATCCAAATTACTATTTGGCTCAAAATGCCGAACGGGCTTTTGTGGATGATAATCCAAGCAGTCAATATTCTATTGATCAGAAAAAGATGGAAGCTCTTATGCGCACAATTAACCCGCGCACTGGAAAACCAATATGGTTGGATTATTACGGGCCGAATAAGGTTCCATCCTATTATAGCGACAGAGCTGTTGGTAGGGTTGGCTTCCGTCGGTATATCGAAAATCAGTAGGAGGAGTTAATGGCAAATCCCCAAACTCCTTCCGGTTCGATTGAGAGAGAAGAAGAGTATTTAAAATCTCTTCCTTCTCTCAGCTATGGGACTTCCTCGCCTCCATCAGCGGCGCAGCCCATGCATCAAGCTGAAGAGGATTATTTTAAAAATCTTCCTAGTCTTGAATCAACTCCTGTACCACCGCCAAGCCCGGCTGCGCCACAAGTTCCATTTGGCGAAGATATCAAACGCGCTGCTCAGGCTGGAGCTGCTCGCGGGGCATTGAGTCTTGTTGGCCTTCCGGGCGATATCGAGAGTCTTGGTCGCCTTGGCCTTAGAAAACTTGGATATGATGTCGCTGCCGAATCAGCCCTGCCAACGGGGGCGCAGGTTATTTCTGGAGCTGAAAGAGCTTTCCCTTCAATCCAAGAAACAACGCAGTATAAACCTCAAGGTGAATTGGCAAAATATATAAAAAGTGGAGCAGAGTTCTTGCCTGCAGCTGTCATACCCGGAGGCGCACTCGGTCTTGGCGCGCGCGCAGCTGGAGCTGTGGGCGCGGGGTTGGCTTCACGAGGCGTAGAACAATTTCTAGAAAAGACGCCCCTTGAAGGAACAGGTTATCAAACCGCAGGGCAGCTTGGTGCGGCCCTTGCGGGAGGCATGGCTGGCTCCGGTCTTTATGGAAAAGTTGCTGGTGCCGGCAAATCTTTATTGTCTCCCTCTACCGCTGCATCTGAGCGGCTTGGCCAAACAATGTCTCGGGATGTGACCGCAGCAACGGCACGAGGTCAAATTCCAGCGGCAATCGAAGAAGGTTTGCCGCCCGCTGCTCTTGCCGGAACGCAGACACAGCGATTGATAAGAGAAGCATCTGGTCGGGCAGGCGAGGCGACTCAAGGCGCTTTCAATCAAGCAATACAGGATTTTCGGTCTCAAGCTGTTCCGAAATTACAATCTCATATTGATGAGATTGTTGGCCGTGGAACTCCGGTAAACGCATTGGCTGAAATGGATGCTCTTGCCAGCCGCGTAAGAGAGGTCAACAATAGAAATTATACCCGAGTAATGGCTCTCCCAGAGGCGCAGGTTATATCGCCCGCCGCCATAACTTCTGCTGAGACAAGGCTCCGCACTATGTTTGGCGATCAGTTCGTCAATGACATTGGCCGTAGCATGATTGCACGCGGAGAAAGCCCCTCTTCCGTTGGCCTTATACAGACTGGTCGCAATTTCAAGATTGCTCCAACTGGTGCAAGTCTGAAATTTTGGGACGAAGCAAAACAGTATGTCGATGACAGCATCAATAAGCTTTATGATCCTGTAACAAAAGCACCGAAGCCCGGAACTGGCAGTGAAATAAGCACTCTTCAGGCACTGAAGAAATCAATCACAGATCCTCTTGATAAAATTGTAACGGAATATCCCAAAATTCGCTTTGAAGGCGCTGAATTGTACGGTGCTCGCAATGCTATGGATGCGGGTTATAGATACTTTGGCGACAAGGCATCAAAAAGCCTAAATTTGAAACAGAATCTTGCTTCTAATAAACTTACGCCAGAGCAAAGAGCGGATTTCGCATACGGATATGCCGGAGCATATCGAGATATGCTCGACAAGAATCCTTCTGCGGCGCTTGGTCTTTTTACAGGAAAAAATTCGCCTCTTGAAATACGGAAAGCGCAATTCGCCCTTGGCAATGAAATGGCAAATCAGATGATTGCCAGAGCGAATGCACAATTCCTGAATAGCAAAGTCAAAGAACTCGCCGGGGCGCCATCTCCCAGTGGATATTGGGGAGCAGCGGCGGCTGGTGGTATTGGTGCTGAAGTTCTCGCGACAATTGCTCGCGGCGGTGAATTTGCATTGCAGAACGCATTGGCCTTCAACGTCAGTCCATCAATGATTGCGGGCGCCCTATTGGCGTCAACGGCCAAGGGAATATACACGGCGAGAGAGCGTCGAATAGCTGAAGAAATTATTCGACAGGCGGCGGATCCAAACTCTTGGTCGCGCCTTGGCGGATTGATGGCAAAAAATCAAGACGCTCGTTCTTTCATGAACAAGCTCATTACAACTTCTCGCAGAACAGCGCCTGTTGCTGTAACTGAACCGCAGCAATCTGCCGAAGAACGTCCCAAGCGCGCCTCTGGCGGCGCGGTAAACTTGAAGGCTTTGGCCAACGCGGCGCGCAAGGCTGTGACCAAAAGCACCGAGGATCTTCTCAAGACGCCGGACGAGCACGTCGTGAAGGCGCTTGAAATCGCAAATCGTCACATTTGAGGGCTTGGAAATGACTTCCTCGTACACCACGAATAAGATTATTGAAAAGCCCGGATACAATGATTACGCGAGCAACCCGACGGGATGGTCTGGTCCGATCAACTCGGACTGGGACATTATTGACAAGGGTTTTGGCGGCGTCTTGTCAAAGAATGCCACAGGCTCTGTTGGAACGGTCAACCTGACGAGCACGGAAACGCAGAACCTGATCTTCAACATTACCGGCGGGATGACCGGGAATGCGATCTACACGCTCCCGACCAATAGCGCAGCCACCGGCATCGTTGGCGGACAGTGGATCGTCTATAACAACACGACCGGCAATTATACCGTTACCGTCTCGCCAGTCTCCGGCGGCGGGTCTTCGGTAATCTGTCGTCAGGGCATTCGTACCTGCATCTATTCTGACGGGACAAACATCGCATTGGCGGATGACCGCGCCTCGCCGGGTGGCTCGAATACTCAGCTCCAATACAACAATGCAGGCGCCCTTGGCGGTTCATCGAAGATGACCTTCGACGGGACCACGACCACGCTCGACACGCTCGTCGTGACAAACGCCGCTGCGGTAGGGGGAGCAATTACTGGTTCGAGCACAATTACAGACTTTATAGGTAACGTCAGAACCATTCCCGCAAACGCAAAGACAACGGCCTACGTTCTTCTTTCGTCGGACGCCGGCAAATTCATCAGCATTACGACGGGCGGCGTAACGCTCAATACCAGCACATTCACCACTGGTCAGAACGTCACAATTTATAATAACAGCGGCAGCGGGCAAACAATCACACAAGGCGCTGGCGTTACGCTTCGACAGGTTGGAACAGCATCAACGGGCAATCGAACTCTTGCTCAGTATGGCCTTGCGACGATCTTGTGCGTCGGCACGGAAACCTATGTCATTACGGGCGGGGGTCTGACCTAATGTCCATCTACAACCTGCTCTGCGGGATTGGCGCAATTCAGGCTTCTCCCGGAACGCTGGTCAACACACAAGAGTTTACTGCGACTGGGTCTGGGGCATGGACCAAGCCCGGAAATGCTTCGTATGCCATCATTGAGATATGGGCCGGAGGAGGTTCCGGGGGCATGGCATACAATGCATATAGTTATTCGCAAGGGGGGCAAGGCGGCGCATACGTTCGTTATCAGGCAAATATGTCTGATATGAATGCAACCGAAAATCTATTCATCGCTGCCGGGGGCGCTGCCGTACAAAGCAATGGCTACTCGGGTCTCCCCGGTGGTTTTTCTTGGTTTGGTGAAGCCGTGTGGGCCAAGGGCGGATATGGAGGTCGCGGCCAATTTACGGCAGCGACAGCCGCCGCGAGTTACACGCCCACAGTCTCGCGTCCGTGGACATTGTTATCAAGTGAGGCAGGCGCAGATGGCGGTTATGGCGCCGCTGGTTCAAATGCAACATACGCCGGCGGTGGTGGCGGTGGCGCGTATAATTATGCGGGTTCCCCCTTCTTCGCTGGGGGGACGTCAACATATGGCGGCGCTGGCGGCGGAGGACCAGCAAACGTATATGCAAATGGCACGTCAGGCACACAGCCCGGCGGCGGTGGCGGCGCGGCAATCCATGTTGCCTTCTCTGGCGCTGGCGCCAACGGCAAAATTATCGTCAAGAGTTATGCGTAGGCAAAACGTAACACATAGCCGCGTGCTCTTCGCAATATGAGCGGTAACGCATGTTTTTGCCACAGTAGAGCGCGCCCCGTCGTTGATCTTTCCCGACAATGTAGCGGCAGGATTTTGGCGTCAATTGCATGATGTCGATATTTGTTTTAGCGGGCCCAAAGTTAAAAACGAATTGCTGAATGGGATCAAACGTCACGTCTATGACTGTTCTTTTCGCTTCTCTGCGTTCCCCCCATTTGCGATTCTCCCGTCTGCGCTTCTCCCGTCTGCTTTCCGCTTTGACTTGAATTTTTTTTACGCGTTGAGGTTTCTCAGTTAGTCCGCGAAGGAATACGCCTGCCTTACGGAGGCGCGATATTTTGCCCATGATTGCGCTTCGAGTGACATGGAACTCGCGAGCAATTTCCCCAGCGCTCTTTTTATCGTTCCAGAGTTCAATTATGCGGTTGACTGTTTCATCGTCCCTAGTCATAATAATCTCTCCTAGTCGTTTCACCTTGTTACGACGGGAAACCCTGAAAACTCAACTCGCCTCGCTTGCCTTCATGGCGGCGAGGCGCTTTTGGTATTTTCTTACGCCATGCAGGCATGTTGTATGATCCCGTCCGCCTAAGATCATTCCAATGCGCGGGAAAGACATGCCTAGCTGGCGTAGCTCCCACATTATTTCATGACGGATTCCAACAAGCCGCCGCTCGCGGCTCGCGCTGATGATTACGCTTACCGGCAAGTTGTATTTCTTCGCTATTTCAGAAACCTTTGATTTGCCGGGCAGAAAAAGTGACGCAAACGTCTGATCAACAGATTGACGCATTTTTCTATACGCTTGTTCTTCAAGTTCTTCACGTGTTGGGGCGTCTATGATATGCGCATCCTTTTTTTGATCTTCTATCTTTTCTTGATGCGTTGAACTGGTAATGCGTTGACGAACCATTTTGTAATGATTCTTAAATTCTTCGATTGTCTGCATCTGAGTTCCCCCGCCAACGATTGATTTTCTCTTTGTGCTCTAGCCACAGATCGATGAGCACGACCACGCTAATGACCAAACCAGTGACCGCTGCGAATGCCCCGCACAGGCAGATAATAGCTATGAGGAAACCCGCCACGAAATCACCTCATAGCTAGACGGACATAATCCCGCTTGTATGTCTCAGAGCGTCGAGCAAGGCGACGGTTCCAGCCGCCTACCCCTGCAACATGACACGCCGCCATCTGCGCGTGGGTTTTGACGCCGGAGCGGATGCACGCGGCCATATGCGCAACGCCAACGCGCGCGCCATAATCGCACTCATTGAGCCTCTTGGGGTCGTATCCCAGCGCACGAGCAGACGAGGGTAGCACTTGGAGTACGCCTCTCGCATGACCATGACGTGTTCCAGGGCCGACCGCAGCGCAGTTGTACGAGCTTTCGATCTGCGCGAGTTTGAGTGCCGAATCGACCCATTGTGAGCCAAGGCGCGCTTGGGCTTCCCGTGCAACAATTCGCGCGACTTCCTGTTTTTTGGTTGGCATGCGCTTGGGCAACGTGCCGTAAGGGTTAGAGGCCTTGTTACCAAGCGTCCCCGTCCAGTTGTTTGCTTTGTCACGGGCAAAGAACTCCGCTGAAGACATATCTGCGAAAGATGGCGTTGATAAAACCAACGCGGCTGCAATGATTGTTTTTTTCATGATTTAATCTCCTCTGCCTTATCCCCATCGTCTAGCGCCTGCAAAGCAATACGACCAAGCTCCTCAAAAATTTCAGCAAGTTCGTTCTTCCGTGTCTTGCTCGCGAGAAACTCGTCCCACCCGCCAAACGCACTCATCTTGTCTATACCGCAAAGAGGGTCATAGTAATCCTTAATGGACATTGGCTCTTTGACCATCTCTCGGCGCAAAGCATGACGAGCAATCGTGCGAAGCGCAGTTTCGTAAATTTCCTCTTTTTTCATCTTTCTATCCCCAATTCTTTCTCAGCTATTTCTACACACATAGCCAAACATGACCACAGCTTTGCTTCTCTTTCTGTCTTGGGCGCATCAATGTCCTCATGTTCAATCTCAGCTATTTTGAGCAACGCAGCTTGTGCTGACTTTGCCAAAGGAAACAAGATTTGAAGCTGAGTGCGGCATTCAGAAAGCAGCGTTTCTGGCTGAAGCTCGTGGAATGTCCTGCCGGTCGGGGGCGGCATGGATTTGAAGTATGCGTCGATGCGGCTCAACAACTCATTCATCTTTCTTCCTCGGTATTTTTAATTTTGCTGCCTGCATCATCTGAGCCATTTGAAAAGCTATAGAAGGCTCTAGCCGAAAAAATATGCGCTTTCCTTCTTGGTCTACTGTGATGCGAGCAGCCATCATAAGCCATTCTGCCAACTGCTCAACGGACTTTGGTTTATAATCCATAAGCATGTCCATTGGCGTTCCAAACTTTTCTTCAAATATTTTGCGGGCGTCTTCCATGTCAGTCATCTTTTTTCTCTCCCAGTGCAGCGGGTGGGACAAAACAGTATTTGCCCTCATCATCAATCGCACCTGTCAAACAAGCTCTAGCAATCAGAGGCGCGAGGCCATGACCTTGATGTCATCCTCGACAGCGACAGCGATGCTGCTGAACTGCTGCGCAAACTGTGCGCCAAACGCCAGATAATTGACGCCGTCCACATAGTGATCGGCCTTCGTGCGGCTTTCCTGCAAGCGGGCAAGCTTGTTGGCGTGCAGGATCATCGCAACATCGTACTTGCTGATCGGCTTGTTCAAGATGATCGAAGCCAGATCAGCGCTGCGCTGGAAACAGGCGTCTTCAGGCCCGTATTCTTTGCCGCGTTCATTTAGTAGACCTGCGGCTTCCTTCAATACTTCACGATGGTTCATTCTATCCTCCTTGCTGATTAGCTAGTTTCACTTTGCCTATATGGCGCTGGTTCAATATTGTCTTCCCTACGGAAAAGAAACCGCCGGTTTCATCCCTGTAGAACTCTTCGACAATAATGAAGTCTTGTTGATTCAGAACATTCTCCATGTCTTCAATGGTTCTTGCAGGATGCTCCGCAACAATTTGATGCACAAATTGTTGCGTGGCATTGCGATCCTTTGAGCGCACAGGCATGTTCATTGTTACGATGAATTTCATCACATCTCCATTTCTAAGCCGATTAACAATTCCATAAATGGATGCCTTTGTCAAGAGGCTTTACTTCAGGGCCTTAACGCCTTCAAGAGGGCGCTTTGCGTTCTATCTTTCATGTTAAGCACACTCAATACACGTTCATCGATTGTGTGCGCAGAAACGATGTGCAGAATGCGCACGACGTTCATCTGCCCCTGCCGATGCAGGCGCGCATTGAACTGTTGATACAGTTCCAGCGACCACGTTACGCCGAACCAGACAATGACGTTTCCGCCAAGCTGGATGTTGATGCCATGTCCGCCGGAGGCAGGATGCGCAAACAATAATCTTATTTTGCCCGCATTCCAATCATCGATAGTCTGTTGTTCTTTATCGAGCACCCGCCCCTGCGGAAACCGTTTCAGCAGTCGTTCCAGATCGAACTTGTAATTATAAGCGACCAGCAAATTCTCGCTTGGATTGTCCTCGATTATCTCGGCAAGACGATCAAGTTTCTCGGCGTGGATCTCTGACCAGTTGCGGTTCTCGTCAGTGTACATTCCGCCATTGGCGTATTGCAAGAGCTTGTTGGCGAGCACCGCCGCCGTCATTGCTTCTACGACTTCTCCGTCCGGCAATTCCGCCAACAAACTCTTCTCGAACTTTTTGTACGCCGACAGCGCCTGCGCGGGCATTTCGACGCGCTCAATCAAATCGATGCGATCAGGTAAATCCAGATAATCAGCCGCGCTCATGTGAATCACATGCGGCGACATCAGGTCATGGATTTTTTGCGCAGAGCCCTCGCGCAGCGTCCATTTGTAACCCATATAGTCGCTCTCGAAAAAACGCTGTTTGTAGGCCGTCATTGTGCGTCCCAGCGCCTGCCCGAAATCCACCATGTACATCTGCGCCCAAACGTCGAGAAGTCCGTTCGGTGACGGCGTACCTGTCAGGAGCACGACATAATTAGTGTAGGGCAGTATTTTACGCATGGCGCGGAAACGCTTCGAGGAAGGATTCTTGAATGACGAGCTTTCGTCAATCACGACCATGTCAAAGGGCCATCTGGTTTTGTAGAAATCAACCAACCAGTCGACATTTTCTCGGTTGATGACGTAGACCTCCACATCCTGCTGAAGCGCTGCAAGGCGTTGTTTTTCGCTGCCAGTGCAGACACTAATACGCAGGTGATTCAAATGCCGCCATTTCAGCGCCTCTTGCGCCCAGACGCTGTTGGCGACGCGCAGTGGGGCGATAACGAGCACTTTGCTTACGACCGCGCCGCCGGTCAGGTCGGCGATGGCGGTGAGCGTCGAGGCGGTCTTGCCCAGACCCATTTCGAGGAACAGGCCGCAGCGTTGCCGCTTGATGATAAAATCGACCGAACGGTTCTGATAGTCATGCAGATCAGTACGGGAAAGCATCAACATCATCCGTGTTGTCGATCACGCGCACCTCGCAGCCCAGCGCGCGGCGGCGCTCGTGGTCACGGCGTTGCGTCTCGGTCGGCTCGTTGCCGGGCGCCTTCAGCTCAACAAAAATGATCCTGCCGCCGGGCAACGTAACAATACGATCCGGCACACTGCGGCGACCGGGCGACACGAACTTTTCGCACAGGCCGCCCAGCTCCTTCACGCGGTAGACCAGCGCCATCTCGATCTGCTTCTCACGCATCGGAGAGGCTCATGAACTCTTCAATGAAGGCTTGCGCGAGGGGCGCGACGATCGCGTTCCCGTAACCCCGGAGCATTTCCTGACGCGAACGACCTTCAAAGGCGCCGCCTGATCCCACTCGGAAGGAAGTCCCATCAACCAACGGGAATGTGCCGGACTCAACTGGCCGCCACTTTCCATCTGTGCAGTAGAGCCAGTCAGCAGCTCCCCAGAAGCCGTTAGTCGGGCCGGGCTGGTCGCTAGTTGCGCGGTCGTCCGCAAGTCCATCCCGCCCTCGCCATGCAGGCCGGGCCCGTTCGTGTCCGAAGTGCGAGGGCTCGACCATGACGCCAGCGCCACCGTCTTGCGGCTGCTGTCGTTGTTTCCCGCTGGATTGTTCCCGTTCTGCGCAGGCGCCCCTGCCATTGGCGTCGGCCAATGTGTAAAATGCGCCATCGCGCCTAATTGGATTGTGTTGCGTGTGAACTCCGCTGGCGAGCCGTGTTCCTTGGCGTTGTGCGCCACCGGCGTCGGCCACGAAGTACAATCGTTGTCGGATGTGCGGCGCGCCGA